TATTAATGCTAATACTGCTAATACACAAAATGGTTTAACATTTTATAAAGGTGGAATAACTTCAAGTGCATTAGCTAGTGCTACTACAATACCTAGAACTAATCAAACCAATGTTCAATTTGTAAATTTTGAATCTCATGGAGATAATGGTACATTATATTTTGTAGATGGTGTTAATAAAATAGGTGAGTTTCATATTGATGAAAATAACTTATATCACTTTGAAGAATTACATAGGTCTTCTCCAGTAGGATGTTCTTTAATAGAAAGATATACTGAAAGAATTATAGTATCTGGACAAACATCTAATCCTAGTGTTGTCTATTATAGTGGTAGATTAAAACCTTATGACTTTGAAGATTCTTCTGCAGGGTTTATTGATGTAGGTGATATAGTAACAGGTATTAAAGTATTTAGAAATAGCTTAATTATATTTTGTAAAAATAGTATATATGAGTTGACAAACCTTGATTCTACTCCTATAATTAAGTCAGTAACAAAAAATATAGGTTGTGTAAGTGGTAACTCAATTCAAGAGATAGGTGGAGATTTAATCTTCTTAGCACCTGATGGATTAAGAACAATTGCTGGTACAGCTAGAATTGATGACGTAGAATTAAGTTCTATCAGTAGAAAAATTTTACCATTAGTAAATGAAATAATTAATAACTTTGCTAACTATACTATTTCAAGTATGGTCATTAGAGAAAGAAGTCAATACAGATTATTTTATTATAGGTCTGGTCAGGCAGCTAGTGGGCAAAGAGGAATTATAGGAACATTTAAATATAATTCAGAAGGTATACCTGCATTTGAATGGAGTCAAACTAAAGGTTTACCAGTTAAGTTTTGTACCTCAGATGTTAACAATAATGGTACAGAAGTACTTCATCATACTGATGAAACAGGTTATGTTTATAAACATGATACTGGTAACAGTTTTGATGGTACTAATGTAGTAGCAGAATTTCAAACACCAGATATGGATTATGGTGATAATGGTTTAAGAAAAAGTTTATATAAAGTTAAAACTAATATTGAACCTGAAGGAACTCAAAATGATTTACTATTACGAATTAGATATGATTTTGAAAGTGGTGAAGTTCCACAACCAGGAAACTTTTCAGTAGGTAACTTAAGTTCAGCTTCATTATTTGGTACAGCAATATTTGGTACAGCAACATTTGGGGCAACAACTCTACCAAGTAAAAGTGTTTTAGTAACAGGAAGTGGTTTTTCTAATAACTTTAAATTTTTTAGTGATGACACAAATGCTCCTTATTCAGTAAACGGAATGTTTGTTTCATTCATAGCAGGAGGAAGAAGATAAATTATGGCAGGATATATTAGACAAAGTTCAATTAATGATGGTGATACAGTCACAGCTTCATTATTTAATAATGAATACAATCAATTATTAGCAGCATTTAATGCAACATCAGGACACAAGCATGATGGTACTGCAGCAGAAGGACCAGTCATTGCTCTTATTGGAGATTCAGGTCTTACTACTCCTTTAAACAAAATTCAAATAGATACACCTAATGATGAAATAGGTTTTCATATTGATGTATCAGGAACTTCTACAGAACAATTTAAATTACTAGATGGTGGGATTATTCCTATTACTAATAATGATATTGATTTAGGTACAAGTTCTTTACAATTTAAAGATGCTTTCTTTGATGGAACAGTTACATTAGATGGTTTAGTAATTGGTTCAGCTACTTCTATTACAGATGTAGATACAGATTTAACTTCAGTATCAGCTAGTGATGATACAGTTGCAAGTGCTAAAGCAATTAAAACTTATGTTGATTCACAAGTAACAGCAAGTGATTTAGATTTCTCTGGTGATACTGGTGGCTCTCAATCAATTGATTTAGATTCACAATCATTAACACTTACTGGTGGAACTGGTATTGATACTACAGGTTCTGCTCAAGCAATGACTTTTGCAATTGATACAGCAGTCGTTGTAGATAAAACAACAGCACAAACTTTAACAAATAAAACTATTGATTTAGATAACAATACATTATCTAATATTGAAGTTGATAATTTAAAAGCAGGAGTTTTAGATACAGATATAACTTCAGTATCTGCTTCAGATGATACACTTGCATCTTCAAAAGCAATTAAAAGTTATGTAGATACTCAAGTAGCAACTATACCAGTTGGAGATATTACTTCAGTAGTAGCTGGTGCTGGTATGACAGGTGGTGGAACATCTGGTGATGTTACATTAGATGTTGTAGGTGGTACAGGTATTACAGCTAATGCAAATAATATAACTATTGATGCAACTGTTGCTACATTAGATGGCTCACAAACTTTAACTAATAAATCTGGTAACATTTCACAATGGACAAATGATGCAGGTTACTTAACTGCAGAAACAGATAATCAAACATTAAGTTTTTCAACACCAACTTTAACAATTAGTAATGGTAATAATGTAAACTTAAGTACATTAACAACTGGTTTAATTACAGCAAGTTCAACTGATACATTTACTAATAAAACTATCGATGCAGATGGTACTGGTAACTCAATTACTAATATTGAGAATGCTAATATTAAAGCATCAGCAGCTATTGATGCAACTAAAATTGCAGATGGTTCAGTTACAAGTACAGAATTTCAATACATTAATACTCTATCATCTAATGCTCAAACACAGATAGATAGTAAACAAGCTACAATAGATTCAAGTGCTAGATTAAATGCTAATTTAGTAGGAGATGGTTCAGTAGATAATACTGAATTTGGTTACATTAATGGTGTAACTTCAGCAATACAAACTCAAATTAATACAGCTAATGCTGATATAGCTACTAAAGCTTCAGCAGGATTTGCTGTTGCAATGGCAATTGCTTTATAATAAGTTGTTGACAAAGTAATATAAAAATGGTATAATTAGGATAATTCTATGGCACAAGATTTCGAAAGATATTTACAACAAGACATTTCAAACTCATCAGGTTCGCCTACTGTTTTAAGAACAGCAGCAGATTCAGATGATGCAATCATTGGTATTAGATGTGCAAACACTTCTGGTACTTCTGTGAATGTATCTGTCTATGTTAAAAATGGAACTGACACATATTTTATTATTAAAGATGCACCTATCCCTACTGGTGGTTCTTTAGAATTAATAGATGGTGGTTCTAAAGTTGTTTTACAAACTGGTGATTCAGTTGAAGCTTATGCTTCTGCTGCAACTTCTGTTGATATAATTACAAGTGTTGTAGATACTATCTCAGCATAATAAACAAGGAAATAATTAAGTATGGCATATGTCGGTAAAGCTCCTGCTAACGCAGCTTTAACATCAAGTGATATTAATAATGGAATAATTACTGCAGATAAACTTGCAAGTAATTCTGTTACTGAAGTTAAAGTAAATGCAGATGCTATCACAAATGCTAAAACAGAATTTACACCTGGACTAACTATTAAAGGTGATGGTTCTTCAGCAGATGGAAAATTAATTCTTAACTGTTCACAAAATTCTCATGGAGTTTCAATAGCTGGACCTGCACATTCTGCAGGACAAAGTTATAATTTAGTTTTACCAACATCAGTTGGAACAAGTGGACAAGTACTTGCTACTAATGGTAATGCAAATAATCAATTAAGTTGGGTATCTGCACAAGAAACTAAACCTACAGTTGCTAATGTATCTCAAACAATTGCTCCAGCAACAGCTACAACAATAAATATTACTGGTACAAACTTTGTATCAATACCTCAAGTTGAGTTTATTAAAACAGATGGTGCAGTAACAGTTGCTAATACAATTTCATTTACAAATTCAACTACACTTTCAGTTAATGTAACTTTAGCTACAGGAAACTATTATGTTAGAGTAGAAAATCCAGATGGTAATGCAGGAAGAAGTACAAATAATATTATTACAGCTTCAACAGCACCTACATGGTCAACTGCTTCAGGTTCTTTAGGAAGTGTTGCAGGAAATTTTTCTGGTACAGTTGCAACAGTTGCAGGTAGTTCAGATTCTACAGTAGCTTATTCAGAAACTACATCAGTATTAACAAATGCTGCACAAGCAAACTGTTCATTAAATAGTTCAACAGGTGCAATCACAACAACAGATTTCGGTGGTAGTTCAACTACTGCTACTACATATAATTTTACTTTAAGATTAACAGACGCAGAAGGACAGACAGCAGATAGAGCATTTAGCTTAACATCTAGCTTCGGTGCAACAGGTGGGGGTCAATTTAACTAATGGATAACATTTTCAAATCGTCAATCAATAACATAAGCAAGGAGATTTGCTAATGGCTGGAACATATTTAACAAGAACAATGAATCAATCTGAAAACACAGATAGTGATAAAAAATTTACTTATAGTGGTTGGATTAAAAAATCAGAAACAGCATCAGATGGAATGTTAATAGAGGGTTATTATAATTCTACTTTTCATAGTCAACTTTATTATCAAAGTAATGGTGCATTAACTTTAAATTGTGCTTCTGGAACTTCTGGTGCAGCTTTTCAAATAGTTACAAATAGATTGTTAAGAGATTGTAACGCTTGGTATCATATAGTTGTAGCTATTGATACAACACAAGGTACAGCTTCTGATAGAGCAAAAATATATATTAATGGAGTTCAAGAAACTTCTTTTTCAAGTGCAACTTATCCAAACCAAAATACATCACATCAATTTAATCGTAATGGAAATACTGCATATCTTGGAAGAAGAACAGGTGGTGGAACAGGGTTATATTTTGATGGTTTAATGAGCCATATTCATACTACTATAGGTTACACTTATGACCCAACAGCATTTGGTCAATATGATGCTAATGGTGTTTGGACAATTAAAACTTCTCCATCAGTTACTTATGGAACTAATGGTTTCTTTATTTTAAAAGATGGTAATTCAGTTACAGACCAATCTGGTAATAGTAATAACTGGACAGTTGGTGGTGGTACATT